TCTTAATCATTGTTGATGATGATAGGCTCTTCCTGACCCGCTTTGGAAGGAAGAAGGACTACACCATGAATCGCAGTTACATTATGCTCAACAACATCATGTTTACCTACGCCTACTCTGTTTAGAATGGACTCCGCAGCCTTTATCTTAAGTTCAGCGCGAGGAGTAGTCCCGTCATCATCCAGAGCATTTACAAGACCTGCCGCTGCTTTTACAGAGTTAGCGGCTAGCATGTTCTTAGCCCGTTCAATAATCTCATCTGCAAGAGAGTTCATAACTGCCTTGCCAGTAGTCTCACAGTAACCAGCCACACGCAAAGCAGCAGCATTATTGCCACCGTTGTCCATAAGAGCATCCAAGTATGCAGACTGCATCTCGGTTAGCTCTCGTTTCTTCTTCTTAGGCTGGGCTAGTAAATTATTTACCATTAGTAGTTAACTTTACGAACTCCACCACCGCGAGAATACATCTTTGCCACTTTGCTACCTGTAGCCATAGAGGGAGCTACCATACTGCCAGACCTATTCATGTCCATGAGACTTTTCTGAGGATTCTGCTGCATGGAGTTCTGGGATGTCATGCCCCCATAGGCCATCTTTTTCTTGTCTTTACCGTACATCTTTTTTCCTTTTGCTATCGTTGCAACATTTGTGGGCTTGCCGCCTACTCCTTGAGGCTTTGCTCTCTTACGGGAGACTGCACTTTTCTTCTGTTCCGAGGTCATGGATTTAGCTTTAGCCCTTGGCACACACTTAGGGTAGCCCCTCTTGGAGTCTGAAGTAGAAGAGCGGCCACAGGCTTGGAGTTTTCCATCCTTCTTCGGCGCTCCAATGTCTACCCAATCTCCTTTAGGGCCTTTGCCAAACCACTCTTTAAGGCTCATTTGTAACCGCCACCACGCTTCTTGTATTCGCGGACTAACCAAGCGTTAGCATATGCAGAAGGGTAAACGTCAAACTTCTTCTTAGCTGCAGACTTTACCCTTGAGTACAGAGCAGGGTTAGAGGGAGTAGGAGACTTGCTACTCTTCTTCTTTGCCTTTGCTTTTTTTGCTGCCATTGCGTCAGGCCTTCTTTTTGCCGCTTTTCTCTTCAAGAATCTTTACAAGCTTGGGAGGCAGACTTTTCCTCTGCGCTGCAGTCACAGGACCGCCCTTTGCCATCATCCTCATGCCCCGCGCCATCATGTCCGTATCACGGGCATTCATGCCACTCATTCCGCTCATTCCGCCACGGGCCATGCCCTTAGTGGTTTTACCACCTTTAGCCATGTATTTAGTTTTTTTCTTACCAGCCATTGGTTCTAGTCCTTTGCGTATAAATTATCAAATAAGGGGTTAGGCTAGCACTTCCATCTTTTTCTAGCCTGACGCAGCCGGGAGTTAGGGTCTTTAGCCGCTTCTGGAAACTTCTTCATTTGTCCCGCAGAACGCGCACAGTAAGACTTACGCCTCTTCGCTGCTTTACTTCCCTTTTTAACATCGCCAGTAACCGCACCCTTTAGCTTAGAGCCGGGGTTAGCCGCACGATAGGCCTTAATGCCCTTCTCAGTCATTCCAGCGCCCTCTTTGGTAGGTCGCTTCATTCCTTTGCCTTTGGGCATTACATCCGGTTTACGAACTCCACCGCCCTTTGCATACTCCTTACGGCTAATCGCGGCTACCTTCTCAGATTGCCGCTTGTGCATCTGGGAAGCTTTGTTTAGCTCCTTGGAGATTTGCTGGAGTTGTTCTTTGGCTGGCACTATTCCATCTCCACTGTTGGTTCCGCCCAGCCACTCGTTGCAAAACCAGTGGTTCTTTTATACTGTTTCTTACAGCAGCAGTCTCCACAGTCACATTGGGGACAAGGGGCTGACTCATGCTCAGAAGTAGATGTAGCTTCTGCACAGTGACATCCTTTGGAATCACAGTTGCAAGAGGCACAGAAGTTATCAGTGGTATGATTAAGCATGGTAAACGCCGCGTAAGGCCCTTGAGTATAAGGCATGTTAAATTTCTTTTTTTAATTTTATGAAAAATGCAGCTAGTACAGTCGTGTCTCAACACTCTCTAGGAGGAATATATTTTATATTGTTGATAGAGTGTAGACAGGCTAGTAGCTGCTAATTAACTATTATAGTGCGTGTGAGGAAGTTGTCAAGATAAAAGTTAAAGTTAGTTCATTTTATACTTGACAAATCTGAAATGAGGTGTATAATAGTAATTACATTACTCCGGGGGGTTTAATATATATACCCTATTAATATTAGCCCATATTGTAATATAATTACTCAAATAACCCCCATAAGCGTAATATAATTACTATATATACCCTAAGGCATTGATAAATAATAAAAAAATTATAAAAAGGGTAAAAAATACAAAAAATACATGGGGATTGCATACAGATATATACCCACCCCCAGTGGCCCATGCGCGCCCCCTTTAAGCTAAGTATTTGTTTTTATTGATGTTAATCAATATCCATAATATACATTCACACTCCCCGGCCTCCGGGGTTTTTTTATGTCCACACGCCACAAAAAGGGCGGCTAATATGCTTAGGCTCACACCCGCGCTGTTTCAATACTACCGACAAGTTTCCGCATCCTACTTTTTGAACTGTTTTGAGGGGGCAAGGGCGTGCAATACAAACCCTCGCAGGAAAGCCCCAGTGCAATAAGTGCGTGGAATATCTGCAGGATAGGGGATATTCAACGGGCATAAAAAAGGGGAGCATAAAGCCCCCCTAATTCCTGCTAAATATTAATCGCTGTTAACTGTGAGTGTACCCGTCAGCCTCAATTCCCAAGTACATACCACACCAGTAAACGATGGCGCATTGTTCAAGGGGCAAGCTGGATACGGTGCGCCGGAATGCTAAGAAGCTCATTCCCTGATCGTTCTGCAACCATTTGCTATGAAGCGCGGTTAGCTGGTCCTTGTTCATTCGCATACTAACTGTCCGAAATGAACGGCCATAAAAGCGCCGCAAGCGTATCCGCCGAAGAATAAACAGAACACAATCACAACATCAATAAAGCGCATCAGACCTGCTCCCCGTAGAAATCCGGTGTTTCATACGGCTGGATGTCATGCTCCGTTGGTTCTGTGATGTCTTTCCAATCATCAATTCCGCAAGCGTCCATGAACTTATTTGCATCGTAACGGGGGTTATCCATTCTAAACACATTGTGGAAGTCTAGCGCCGTATCCTTAAGCGCAACCCGCGCAGCACTGGCGGCGTATATCTCGTTTACGTCGTCGTCGTCATTACCAGTGTTATGCTCCGCAGAGTCATATTCGTACCGCATTAAATTGGTTTTCAGTACGTGGGCTACTGTTTTGTAGTGCTTTTGTGTAAAGCTTACCATTAGTCCGATCTCCTAATTAGTGTTAAAAAAACCGCCCCCCGTTAAGGGGACGGCCTGAGTTTACCGGCAGGGATTACCGGGCGTCAATTAATTATTCTGCCTCTTTCACTTGAGGGGTAAAAAGCCCCTGTTTCGCAAGCTTCTCAATCACGCGGGAAAAAGCCCCCTTCGCACCTATGCCATAAAGACGGGCATGTTCAATATCAATATTTTGCATCTTGAACTGCAAACCCTCGATAGCGTCGAGTGCTTCCTGAGACACAAAAACCTGTTTCCCGCCATTAGTCGTGGTCGCTGTTTTCTTGGTCGTCATGGTTCTATTTCCTTACAATATGAAGTGATAAACGATTAGACAAACTGCTAATACTACGCATATTCTATAAGCTGCCTCTATGATTTCGATGGCACATCTCCTGCACTAGTTAATCGAAGCCCAAGCCGGTGCGGAAAGCACTGCCCAGATACCGCGTGCGCGATCCATTTGTTCGTTGAGCGTATAGCCGCCGCGATCAGTGTTTACCATGTTGTCATTTGCACGACCAAACGTATGAGTTTTTTCTACACCATTAATCTCAAACGTTCTGCTGTCATGGGTATGCGTGGCGTAGTGGGTCAGCACATTGTACAAAGCCCATTTATTTTTGCCCAAGCCACCGCCCTGCGAGTAATCCCGGCTGTACTCTTCCCACAAGTCGTACAAGGCGTGGAACTTCTTAATGTTCAAGTCTTCTGCCTTCTCAATCCCGTGCTGCTGTTCACGTTCTAGCCGTTTCTGTCCTGTAACATCCTTCGGGCAAATATGCTTGATAAACGCTCCCGCTGTAGCATCTTCAACAGGCGTGGCTTTCCATTCTTTAAAGCGGTCGATGTTATCGCGGAAAGTACCAAACACTGTATTGGCTGTACGCAACAAACTGGCGGCGTCAAAGTGCTTGGAATGTTTCACTTTGTTGTAGACTGCCTTATCGCCACCAAAAACCATTGAGTTTTCACAATATGAACGATAGGCACCTGCAAACTGCTGGAAAGCCCATTTGCTATTAACTGAATTAATCTGATCAGAACGGCAATAAACCATGTCACCGCCGCCGGACATGTCCACGGCCTCGTCCAAATACTGGATGGAACGTTTAGCCTTCATGCCGAAGTCGGAATATTCGTCACGGACTAGCACGTTGTCGGTAGGAAGCTCACTGTCTTTGAGAATGTCGGCGTGTTTGCCAAACAAGTCTACGTGGTTTTCCAGTGTGTAGCTGGATGATACCGCGCTGGTATCGGCTAAGCTTCCATCGTGAAGATACCGCAAAGCTCTGCTACCAGTTATCTCCGTACCGTCGGCGGTGTAAATGTGAAACTTATCGACCTTGAGCGGCTCAAAAAAGCTGAGGTCAAACACGTCGTTGTGTTCGCGAACGGCGGCAGGTTTAATCTGCGCTACTTCCGGCACGTTGTGGGCGGGTTCGATAATCTGTATCTGGTTCATGGTTCTCGTCCTTTTGTTGATGAAACAAAGCTGGCATAAACTAAACCGCGATCAATGTCAAACACTCATTTTAATCTAAACAGAATAAAAACCGGCGGGAGCAGTGGTCAGGGAGACTAGAACCGCCGCTCACCGCCGGGGAGTACAGGGGGAGAACCAACAAAACCCTGCACAAACTAATCTAAAGGCCGACAAAAT